CCATTCATTACTCTCATTGCAGAATCACCAATAGCAACATTCTTACTTGGGCTTATTGCATCGTGTAAGGCTTTGTGACCTAAAGCAGTATTATCTGCCCCATCTCCATCTGTATCTCCATTTAGAGCTTGGTAGCCAACAATGGTGTTAGCACTGCCTGACGTAGTTACTTCACCAGCTCCAGAACCGATTGCAACATTTGAACTTCCTGTAGTAATTGCTAATAATGAACTATGACCTACTCCGACATTATTTGCTTCTGCTCCAGATGCACCAAAACCAGCTTTAAATCCTACATAGGTATTGGCATCGCCAGTCGTGTAAGCACCAGCTCTGTCTCCAACTCCTACATTCTCATCGCTTGTAGTATAATATAATGCCTCTGCTCCGATTGCTGTATTAGAATAACCAGTTTGATTTGTGTAAAATGAACGCCAACCCAATACTGTATTTTTATATCCAGTATTGTTGGCTGTTGCACTTTCATAACCGATTGCGGTATTATATCCACCAGAGGTTAAATTACTTAAAGCATTCATTCCTACAGCAGTAGTTGCATCAGCATCAGCGGTCATTACTCCACTACCCCCAGCATTATATCCAACTAAAGTACAGTTGTCAGGTAGTAAAGATGTATAACCAGCATAAGCCCCAACCATTGTATTCTTAAAGCCTGTAGTTATTTCAGTTCCAGCGAGGTGTCCAACAAATGTATTAAAATTTCCATTAGTATCTAGGTCATTGCCAGCTTGGTATCCAAAAAGTGTATTGTTTGCACCATTACCACTATTATTAGATAGTGAGATTCTGGAGTTAGCATCAAGTTTAAATCTTCTTGCAGAGTTAACATTAAATTCTAAATATGAATCTGCTCCAGTAATTTTAGTTGCTCCAGTATTCCATTGTAATTCGTATCCAGAATCAAGATTTAAATGAGCAGTATCTAAGGTTACATTACCAGAAAAAGTAGCATTTCCCGACTCATCTATCTCTAAATAATCTGATGTACTTCTTCTAATTTTAAATTTGTCACTATCAGAATTATCTACATAGGCAAACCAATCAGTTGCACCAGTTAAGCTAAATTTTAAACTTGCATCACCAGTACCATCATTTTCTATAACTATATTATCATTTGTACCAACTGTACTTGAGTCATCTCTAAATGCTACTAATTGACCATTGACTATTTCATCGTAAGAGTTAGTCGCACTACCATTGACAGTTAAATCTCCAGATATAGTTACATCACCAGAGATTGTACCTCCGGCTAGTGACATATTTAATCTGTTGTTTGTAGTATCTAAAACACTGTTTAGTGCTTCTTGTGAGGTTACTGAGTTTGCCGTGACGGCGTTTCCTGAAGAGTCTAGAAGTACTTTGTTTAGAACTTCCTTAGCGGTGAATTTATTTGGGTTTGCCATAATCTATCCTATATTCCTCCACCACCGCTTAAAGCATCCATATAGTTAAATTATATGTTCTGTAACTTACTTTGAATCAAAACATATAATCAATCAATTATATCAAGTAAAACTTGCTGGTACTACTGCTCTAGTTCCTCCAGTCTTACTTCTCTTTTTAGTGCCGTATTTCTTCACAGCCATGTCAAATTTTCTTTCGTGTTGCATCATCAGATTCATAGACACTTGAGCCATACCAGCATCTGATTCTGTGCCAGCTCTATCCATATACAAACACTTCTTTACATAGTCAACAATAGCCGAATGAAACAGATTGTCTATATCTGGAGTTTGTGTAATAGCAGTAACCTTACTTGGATTGCCGTAGTAATGCAAAAGCATACCATTGGTGACTGAGTGGTCAAATGCCTGATACGCCTTTCTATCAGTTCTAGACTCACCAGAAGAAGAAAATGTTGTTATAAGGCCTAAGTGATCCCCTCTAATAAAATATAAAACCTTGTCTTCTGGATACTTAATATTGCTTGCCATTATGAAGGCTCCTCTATTGCAGACTCAGATGTATTGTCAAACATCAAAGGCTCTCCATCCAATACCCTAGGGACTCTTATATAGTCACCGTCATTGTCCATTACATCTACTCTATAAACTTTATTGATACCCATTGCATTACTACTGGAGTCTGTTGCGCTATCTGACAAATCATAAAATGTTTGATCGGCTACAATGTTTATTTTAGCAGACATGGACTTCTGCGAGTATTGACCAAGTTCATTCAATGCATCATTTATCAAAGACATGATATATGTTTCAGGTGCATTAGGAAAAACCTGTCTAACCCTGCTGATAATTTGTTTTACTGTTAATGATTGTATAGCCATTACATCAATGCCTGTATTCCTTTATCGTAGTCATTTTTTAATTGAGTAAGCACAGGAACATACAATTCAATATCTTCCTCGCTTGTAAAAGCCGATTCTATTGCTTTTATACAAGCATATATTACAACTAAATACTCAGCATCGTCTGGAAATTTTGCAATAACCTGATCACCAAACGCAACTGCGGGATAGCTCAATGTGTGTACATGAGCATTTTGAGCATTGGTAGGCTCTGGCACAACACTTAATATATTATTGATTATGTAGTATGCTGGGTCTGTAGTAGTAGCCGCCATCATATCGTCAGCATCTCTGATTCTTCCATTTAATTCCGCCCTTACTATTCTACATGGCTGATTAATAGTACCATCGTCTCTAGTTACGCTAAATACCTCTGAACCAAGAACCGTAAAGTTTGGACTACTACTATTCAAATCGTTTGAAGTTGTAAACAGAGACTGCTTAGACCTAGGCAGTATGTTTAAAATTTCTTTAGCTCCGTCTGTCAGATATTGCGTAAGTTGTGATTGAGTTGGTATAGTACCACTACTTTCTATCGCTATGTTTGTTATGGATTCGACCTGTGCTTCAAATGTTGCCATATATTATTTCTTCTTTCTTCTAGTCGCTGTTTTCTTTTTAGCTGTTTTCTTTTTACCACCACGAATTAAATCTGCATCTGCTTTTCTAGCACCACCTTTGCCAGTAGCAAAACTTCTTACCCTGCCAGCGGCCCATTGATGCGCACTGACTCCGGGCCTAGAACCACTAGAGTAATATGCACCCAAACCTCTTGAGTACACCTTAGACAGAGTTCCTTTCGATATCCCAGAGCTTTTGGAATACTTAGCAAGAACTGCGGCTTTACTTCCTCCGCTTTTTTTTCTTGCTGGTTTTCTTTTTGCTGGTTTTCTTGCCACTCTTACTCCTTTGTTTCGATATCATATCCATCATTGCAGGTGTTAATGTACCCTCTCTGTACATCTTACGTGTCCTTAATATCTCATCCTGTGTTTTCTTTTTATTCTTAGAGCCTTTAACATATTTTTTTGGTACGCCTCGTTTTGTCTTTGGTACTTTTTTAAACTTTCTAGCCACTACTTCTTAATCTTTTTTATCTTTCCGTTTTTTGTCCTAGCAAATTTATGAGTTTTAGTTTCCCTTATCAATGTTCCGTAGTGCTTTTTACCACCCCACATCCAACTAACCTTCTTAGCCATTACTTCTTTTTAGATTTAGAATGTGTCATTTGAACTTTGAAACTAGCCATCATGCTTGCACCCTTGTGTGGTTTATATCCACCCTTGGGATTTTTCATTAATTTGTATCCAGCACCAGACTTCATCCAATGATAACCTTGTGGTGCTTTTACTTTTTTATTCATAATATCCTACCATTTTACTTTATTAGCCCACCATGCCGCAGACATCTTACCCCTTGCGATATTTTTTGCATGACGTGCTTTAAATGATTTACGCTTTGCTTTCATCCTAGCAGACTCACCTTTTTTGGGCTTACCTGCTGTCCCAGACAAAGTTCCAACTCTTTTTCCCTGCTGTCCAAACCGTATCGTTTTTATCTTACTGCCTTCTTTCGCAACCACAATATGTGATTTTGTAGGGTGGTTCGGAGTCCTTTTTGGCTTGTTATACCCACTAACACCTGCCCTTGCAAGCCTTGAGTCTTTCTTACTTCCTTTCTTTTTAGCTGGCATAACCTAAATTTTTCCTCATGCTTTTTACATTGTCACTCATACTTTGAGTAGAAAACTCGACATCTGTTCTCTTTCCTAAGTCAGAAGTCATCCACATATTTGTAGTAAACCTACTTTCAGATGCTTGTTTACCGCAAGACTTGCAGTAGAACCAGCCTTCTTCATTGCTTTTGTTACAATGCATACATTTCTTCATAATCAATCCTTTTAGGTTTTGAGGGCCGCCTTTTTTTGACAGCCCTCACAGTACCTACTACTGTTATCCTTATGTATTCGGATTAAGATATGGTTATATGAGCGACATCGTGAGCTTGTGCTGTGGCATAGTAATAAGTACCATCACAAACCAACTCAACCTGATCTCCTAACTGTGCACCACTGATGAAAACAATCTCATCAACAGCAGACTCAGCACTGCTACCAGCACCACCGTCAGCACCAACTGTTGTTCCAACAATGGTATCTTCTGATGTATTGTTAGCAATAGTAACTGCATTAGAAGCAACTTCAGATAGGATGAACTTAGCGTTCCATCCAGCACCGGCGGTTGCCGCTAATGGTAACGTAATCTCATAAGCAGAATCTTGCTGAACCATAAAAACCTTACCAGAATCTAAAGCAGTTAAGGTTTTAGCCGCATTAACAGTTTCTACTTTTAATTTGAAATCAGCTTTACCGCTATTATTATTAAGATAATCAGCTCTCATCTTAGACTCCTTCTAGGTTAAACAGTGCATGCGATTCAGGAAGAGTTACTTCAAGACCAGCTTCGGTCAAGATCATATCTTTCCTTAAATCCTCATCAGCCGCCTGTACGTTAGTCATAACTTGCGTATCACGATTGATACCGTTACCAATTAACGGACGATATGCCAACTGAGTCATGTCAGCCATAAGCATAAAACCAGATGCAATACCTCTAAACAATGGCTCTTTTACAAGATTCAATGTTCCGTGTATTGTATCAATGACCATAATTGAATGACCAAATGAACCCTCTCTAGAATCAAAATTAATTCTGTAAGGGCCACTTGAATGGCCAACAGATGCATCCAAGAAGGCACCATCTCCGAGCTTGTTGAAGAATGTGATTACTGGTAAACTGCATAGAACCAGTTTCTCTGACATTCCACCCCTAGCTGGATCAAAGATAACCTCAAGGTCACTAAGTAACCTATCGTAAGTTAGCTCTGACTGAGCAACGCTTCTGTAATAGGCATTTCCAGATGAGTAGCTAAAAGCAGAATCATCCGCAGTAGGACTTACATTTTTAACAATGTGACCAACTAGACCCTCT